GGGAACAACAGTGGACAACCATCAACTGTTGTTGACAACACATTCATGGTTGTGATTTCTGTGTACTATGCGTGTATTAAGCTCAGATGGTCACGTGAAGACATTCAGAACAATCTTGTATTCTTCGCTAATGGTGATGATATAATACTTGCAGTTCCACCTTCCTTTTCCACTCTTCTTGATTCAATGACGAAGTCTTTCTCAGAGTTGGGCTTGAACTATGATTTCAGTGAAAGAACGATGAAACGGGAAGATCTGTGGTTTATGTCGCATCAGGCAAAGCTGGTCGATGGTTTGTACATACCAAAGCTCGAAATGGAGCGCATTGTTTCAATTCTTGAATGGGATAGAAGTAATGAGCTAATGCACCGAACTGAAACTATATGTGCTGCAATGATTGAAGCATGGGGCTATACAGATTTGTTACTTGAGATTAGAAAGTTTTACATGTGGATGCTTCAAAAGCCAGAGTTTCGAGAACTTGCTGGCGTTGGAAAAACACCTTACATTGCAGAAACAGCTCTGAAGAAATTATACACAGATAAAGACGCAACACAGGAAGAGATAGAGAATTATATGCGTGTTCTGTGTGCTCAGCACATTGATGGTTGTTGTGAATCCGTATCATTGCAATTTGGTCAGCAACAAGCTGGAAATCTGGATGCTGGTGCTGATGGGAAGAAGAAAACAACAGACAAGTCAAGCAAGAGTGATGAAACAAAGGGTAATGAAGGAGAGAACAGAGGGGAGCAGAGAGACAAGGATGTTAACGCTGGCTCAAGAGGTAGTGTCGTACCACGCTTGCAGAAGATTACCAAGAGAATGAATCTCCCAATGGTCAAAGGTACTATGATCCTCGATCTTGATCATCTAATAGAGTACAAGCCTGACCAGACAAAGCTGTTCAATACAAGAGCAACTGACGCACAATTTGCAGCATGGTATGAGGGAGTCCAATCTGAGTATGAACTTAATGATGCTCCCATGGGGTCCGTTATGAATGGATTTATGGTTTGGTGTATAGACAATGGCACATCCCCCGATATAAATGGAGTTTGGGTAATGATGGATGGTGATGAGCAAGTTGAATATCCATTGAAGCCTATGGTTGAAAATGCTAAACCTACACTCCGACAAATAATGCACCATTTCTCAGATGCAGCTGAAGCATATATTGAGATGAGATGTGCAAGTGGACCATACATGCCTAGGTATGGACTCTTGCGCAATTTGAGGGACAAGAATTTAGCGCGGTATGCATTTGATTTCTATGAAGTCAATGCTAAGACTTCTGATCGTGCTCGAGAAGCAGTGGCACAGATGAAGGCTGCAGCCCTCAGCAATGTGAACAACAAGTTGTTTGGACTTGATGGGAACGTTGCAACAAGTATTGAAGATACTGAAAGGCACACTGCACGGGACGTCAATCAGAACATGCACACTTTGTTAGGTGTTGTTCCGGTGCAGTAAAGGATTGGTAAACTTTCCACAGTTGTTACTTCGCTGTCGCTTTTGTTTTATAGATTATGTTCGTAATTCTATGTAGCCAGAGTGGTTGAACCACCTAACTAGTAGTGAGTGTGATTGAATCACCAATTATGGAATATTTCTATATTAGTAAGAAAAGCAGGGAGGATTTTTGCAGTGGTGGAGCGTCCAGAGTGATTATATCACGCGTGTTGTCCGACCCTTGGCAAAGTTTATTGTCCTAAAAAAAAAA